AATTATTTGATTTTGTGTGCATCTCTGCAGTTCTATAAAATATTTTTCTGTAGGTATATTATTATCCCAATCGCCTCGTTTATAAGTTTTGGGTTGTCTGTATAATCCGCCACCCTCACCAAGCGATTGTTTATTAATTCCTATCCCATACGGAGGATCAACAATAGCAAGCTCAAATTCATTCTCATGCATCTTCGATAAGGCAGGCATACAATCTTCGTTGTAAATCTCTATCGTGCGACCCGTGGCTTCGTTTGTCCATTTCACTATTCACATCCTCAATTTATCATATTCAATTTTCAAACCTTCATACACATCTTTCACAATTTAATCCCTTTTTGTTTCGCCAACTCTTTCGCTTTCTCGCGATAATATTTAGCGATTTGTTCAATTTCAAATGATCCCATTTTTGTATATATGTGTTTTGTGGCGATCAGTTTTTCCACCGTTCCAGCCCCGTATTTCTTTATCATGAATAGCGAGTATTCAGCGCCGTTCCCTTCGCAAAATCTATTGCAATGCCTACATTGAGCGTTCACGTTTTTCTCATTAAATCGCAAGGCTTTGAATTGTCGATTAACGAAATGACCAGCGTCCATGTTTTTCCAATAACCCATTTTTCCGCAAGTACAACAATTGCATACTCCGTCTTCGCTATCTCGGAGGCGTATAAAAAGGGAGAACCATTTGTCAGCGGTTGCTATTTTCATAAATACAATTCTCTTTCTTCTTTTTTAAGATCATCCAACTCCCAGCCTACACACCATATGATGTCAATAGTTTTTGCGCAGGTGTGATTGTATTTGCAGTTTTGGCAACATTGCATATTATCATTCTCAAGTTCTGTTTTTGATAATAAATCACCCAAATCATTACTATGTTTTTGCTCTTTTCTAATTTGTTTGTCGTCTGCTATTAGGTTTTCGATATAATTATCAATCCAATCATTTGTTCCCAATATTTCCAAAATAGTTGATTCGTCAACATAAGAGTTTACTGTCTCTTCCGTAAATTTTATCAATTGTTCTCTCAAGTGTTTTGGAGATTCCAGTTCTTTAATTCGCTTGTTGGCTACTATTAGTTTATGTATTACTGATTTCTTTTCATCATAAATCCATTCAAGTTTACTGTTACATAACGGACATTTTCCGTTCTTTACATTTTTATGCAATATTTTTATTTCACAAGTATGACACATCCATATTCCATCGTATTCTTTATTCATTTTATTTCTCCTCTATAAATTCATTAATTTTTTTCTTGCATCAGCAACACATTTATAATCACCAATTTCAACGATAAATGCTCCATATCTTTCATATATCACTCCATGTTGTGCCAAATGCCTTGTTGATTTATTGTGTACTCGATATAATATCCCTTGATATAAATATACACCATCTTTTTTTAATTTGGCTTTTTCTATTATGGTATTTACATCTTCAGCTCGCATCTATTTTCTCGCTTGTTGGTATAAATTTAGATCCGTTCACATAGCCTTCTATTTCTATTTCTTTTTCATTCTCTGATATTTTTACAAGTTCAATGTTTAGCTTTTTCATTATATATCCTTAAATTTTACGATTTCGCTGTCAAATATCATTGGTATATTTCCAGTTGCTCCGTTCCTATTCTTTTCAACAAGCATATAATTTTCGTTTATATCATCTGAATTTTGTGAATAATAATATTTCCGGTAGAGTAAAATAACCACGTCCGAAATTTGTTCAATACTTCCACTTTCCCTTAAATCAGATAATTTTGGTTTATTGTCAGCTCTGCTTTCAGTTGCACGATTGAGTTGTGATAACAAAACAATAGGAATATGTAATTCTTTTGCAAGATTTTTTAATTCTTGGACTATGAAAGTAACTTCCCTCTCTCTTGACGGCTCATTTCCAGTTCCATAAATTAATTGCAAATAGTCAATAAATATGATCTCTATTTTACCTTCATTATATAATTGCCGTGCTTGTGATTTGATCTCATAAACATTTAACCCAGCTTTATCATTTATCATAATATCCTTTTTCCGCAATTCATTGACAGCATCAAGATATAAATTACTATCCCTATCTTGTACATTATTCAACTTAATGCATTCATGTGTTATTTCAGATTTCATTGATATAAATCTTTGTCCTATCTGCCGTAATGACATTTCAAGCGAAAAGAAACAAACCTTAATATTTGCCATTATCATATTTAAAATAAATGACATTGCCAAAGCAGTTTTGCCCATGCTTGGTCTCGATCCAATTATCACTAAATCGGTAGGAAAAAAACCGCCGAAACGTTTATCATATCTTTCAAATCCCGTGTAATATGATCTGTTTAATAACTTTTGTGCTTCTGTCATCATTTCAGATCCATTTACAAATCCATCTTTATCATAAACTAAGTGATTTAATTGACCCTGTATATCATTTATAGTTTCAATACTTTCAGTATTCCCATTTGATTTACGAACTAAAATTTCGCCTATCTCTTTTAATTTTCGTAATCTTGAATGTTCAAGAATTACATTAATATAATGCTGATAATTTGCGCCCGTAGGAATACGATTAATAATTAAACTAATGTCTAAAGGGTCTATTTGTTCGTCAACTATAGCAACCGCATCAATAGGTATTCCAGCTTCATATAAAATTTTTACTTTCCTAAATACAACCCGTGCATTTATACACACAAAATCACTTTCATTTAATTGCTCAATAATATAATTAGCTTTATTATGTGCAATTGCACAACTCAACACACATATTTCATTATCTATTTTAATCATAATAAGTTCCGTTTGAATTCGTCAGTTATTGAGTTCGGTTTTTTTACTTCATCATTCCAACATTCACCATTTAGCCATGTAGTTGGATTTTTCCATTCGGGTATAAATGTTTTTTCATCAGCTTTATTCCGCCAGTCAATTTGTTTATTTAAGGCGTTTATAATCATAGGATGCAATGATTTATTTTTAGTCAGTAGCTTTATGTATTTATCTTGTGATTTTTTCTTATCAACTTTCTTTGGGTATAATTTATAGAATTCATTAAAAAGCGAGATAAGTGATTTATCACTTTCTTCTGTTTGTTCTTCTGTTTTTTCTTTTTGTTTATTCTTATTCTTATTGCGTTTAGGTATGTATACTGTATCCATAGAGTATCCGTGTTCTTCTGTTACTACATTAATGAGCCACTCTCTAAACTCAGTATTTTCAATCTCTTTGATGTTATTTACTATACACGAAATTACTTGAGGGGATGAACTCCAATTGTATTTTAACCAATTATAAATTATTATCTCTTGCGTATCCTTACAATACCCTATTTTTTCGGTATCTACAAAGTATCCTAAGAGTTTGGATAGAGTATCAATATTGTATCCAGTTTCAAATTGCATGACCTTTTTTGATATTTTATAGCATCCCGATTGATTGGTTTTACTATTGGTCATTAGATACAAATAGAAATACTTTTGTTCGGGTGTCAATTCTAACATATCTTCATCTTGCCAAAATGATATGTGAACATTCCTATAAACTGCCATTATTCACCTTCCTAATTGATACAAATAGTCCAGCTTCTAAACAAATTTCTACTAATATATCTTTTGATTTCTTATTGTCTAATTTTAATTCAACATACGATGAATTTTCGACATAAAGTTCAAAACTTTGTGCAACATTTACGATATACATAAGAACCTCTAATAAAATATCCCCGACAAGCAGAACTTAGACTGCCGTGTGGTAGCCTATTCGGTGACGAGCCGAGACTCATCGGGGATTTTGTTTGTGTGTGTTTCATAATTTTAGTTCTTTTCAATCGTCTTTAGAGTATAAGATATTAATCGTTTAAATGCAAGTTATATTTTATTTACAGTCCATAATATCGCCCAGATGATCGCTTCGATAAATAAAAGTCCTACGAGAATCTCAAATATACGAGCTGTTATACAGCATTTAACTTATTCTTAATATGTTTTACTCCTTTTCTAAATCCGTGATACTTTCCCTCGCTTACTATTTGCCCATAAGTAGTACTCATATCTGCTGTATTTTCATAATCTCTACTCGCCTTATTGATATCATCGTCATTAAAAAAACGCTGTATAACAAAGGCTATAAACCATTGCTTGCTTAATAGGTAATTT